GCAGAAAAAGTTACTTGAGCACTAATATATCCAGAACCTGGATCTGTGATTTCAATACCAGTAACTGCGCCACCACTAATAAAAGCAATTGCCTTTGCTTGTGTTCCAGTTCCTACAGTTTTTGTAACATCAAAATCATAAAGAAATTTAGGGAAGTTTTTAAAATACATTATAGACCATCCTTAATTTTTTCTTTGGTCAATAGAGCCAATTCACGGAAACTTAATGTAATATCAATTTGAGTTGGCATGCCATCTGAAAAAGTGTTGAACATACCATTTGGAGTATAATTAACTGACAAGTCTGTTAAAACGCAAGAAGTATGACGATGCAAATTCATATTTTCTTGACCATTGTTATAGTAGAAAATATCGAACTCAGATGGATAGATATAAACGAAGTTGTTATTATCTTTATACTCTGGATGCATGTGATATTTAAATTGTTGAATAATTCTAAAAATATTTTTAGATTCATCAGAGTTTCTTGGAAAAAATTTATATTCAAAACTAAATGTTCTAAAATTCACACCTTTGAATACTTGTTCTTTCTTTGGGTTTGCTGCTAGTCCAGTAGCAACAGAATTACCTGCAGCATTTGGACCAGAGGATAATGCCTTTCCTGTCGCTATTCCTAACAGTTTATCTCCAGCAACACCAGCGACGTTACTATTTTTGCTATTACTTTCGACTCCCTTAGAAACTTCCCATCCACTAACAATTGAAGCAGCCATTGCTAAATTTTGAGTATCTTCTTCATTCCAAACAACACCATAGTTAATTGAAAGATTGTTTGGAATATGTAAAGCAATTGCTGTCTTTAATCTTTTCTGTGCGCGAGATCCTTGCGATCCAACTAATGCACCAACAGCTGCCCCAACGCCACCACCAATAAGCGCACCCTTACCAGCTGGGCTCATAGTTTTTTTGCCTTGAGCATTTGTTCCAGACTTAGTACCATTAGATGTAAATAAACCACCAGCGATTCCACCTTCTACTGCTCCAACGATACCACCTGCAGCTGCTAATTGAGTAGCAGTTAAACCCATCGCTACCATATCACCCCTGTCTCTTGGGGTCATATCATTGACTGTTGCGCTCCCACCAGGAGGAGTTAATTTTGATTCTGATGATACATTTATATAAAAGATAGCATAGTTACCACCATACTCTCCACGATTGGAATATAGATCCTCTGGATATGCATATTGAGCAATATCATATTTTTCATTCTTTTCGCCACCAAATGTATTTGGTGCACCTCTAGGAGTATAGAGGTTTGCTTTCGGTGTTGGGGATGCAGGAGGTGCTTGGGTTGCTGGTGTGGTTGCCATTTATTTTCTCTAAATAGTGGGTTATTCGCTATTCTAATTACTTATTTATGTTCCATAAAAGATTGTTTAAACCTTTGTATCCAGAAAAATACACTGGGGATCCTACCAACATTATCATGCGTTCTAGTTGGGAGACAAGGTTTGCCTCTTGGTGTGATAAGAATCCTAGTATTATAAAATGGCAATCAGAAGAAACTATCGTTCCATATCGTTGCCCAACTGATAATAAAATTCATCGTTATTTTGTTGATTTTCAGATTCAAGTTCAACAAAGAGATGGTACATTAAAACGATATCTGGTTGAGGTAAAACCATCTAAACAATGTGTTCCGCCAGAGTATCCTGGACGTCAAACTAAGAAATATATTACAGAATCTATGACGTATATTAAAAATCAAGCCAAATGGAAAGCAGCTACTGAATATGCTAAAGATCGTGGCTGGGAATTCAAAATCATAACAGAGAAAGAACTTGGATTGGTTTGACCTAAATAAACAATATGGCAATCAAGAAACCTATCCAAGACGTTTTCGACCAGAATAAATACGATCTTTTAACTGCGGTAAAGAGATCTAGAAGCTGGTTTGAAAAACAAGTGTCTGCTATGGCACAGCAAAACATCACCCCAAATAAAGTGTTGAAGGGTGAACCAAGTCATATGCGTTCCGCAATTATGCCTGGAAATTTATATATGTATGCGTATGATCCAAAGTTAAAAGATGAGTTACCTTATTATGATAGATTTCCACTAGTATTTCCTTTTAGGAAAACACAGGATGGTTTTATTGGTTTAAATATGCATTATCTGCCATATGATCTGCGAATCAATTTATTAGATCAGTTATTAGTTTTTAAGAATAATTCTCGTATGGACGAAACTACTAAACTTAAATACAGCTGGGCATTAATTGATGGCGTTTCTCGCTACAAGGCTGCTAGACCTTGCGTAAAACAATATTTATCTGGCCATGTAAGAAGCCAATTTAGACAAATTTACTCAGAGGATTGGGCAACTGCTATGCTATTGCCTGTTGAAAGATTCGTTGGCGCATCTAAACAACAAGTCTGGGCAGAATCCAGAAAAATTATAAGAAGAGCGTAATGGCAAAATTAAACGATTTTATATCGCAAGTAAAACATAATGGGATGGCGAGAACCAACAGATATGTTGTATATTTTAGTTTACCATGGGAACCAGATTCTGCATTAAGAGATACCCTGTTATTTTGCGATCAAGTACAGATACCTGGAACAAATTTTAACACTTCTGATATGAGAACTTTTGGTGAAACTAGAAAAGCACCATATGAACGTCTATATGAAGATATCAACATGTCATTTTATGTTGATAAAGAAATGAAAAATAAATTAATGTTTGATTATTGGTTTAATCAAATTCAAAATCCTTGGACAAGAAACTTTAACTACTATGATACTTACAAAACAGATATTGTCATTGAAGTACAAGATTTAAAGGATCAGTCTCGTTATGGAATAAAATTATTCGAAGCATATCCAAAAAGTATGGGAGCAATTCAATTGGATTATGCAGGTAAAGATGTTATGAAAATTTCTGTTAATTTTGCTTACAAATATTATCATATTGGATCTAAAGAAGTTTTAGAACCACCAGATGTGGCTCCAGTTTATGAATATCCAGCTGTTCAAACTGCCAGAGATCCATTAAATAGTTTTGTGAACAGATTAAAGAATTTCGCAGTTGGTGCGATTGGTTCCAAAGTAGTTTCTAAACTCCCACAAATTTTAAAGAGGTAACAATATGGCAGAGGTAAAAAAAGATGAAGATTGGATGCAAAAGAAATGGCGTCCAGCCATGGGGTGGATGTATATGGTTGTGTGTTTCTTTGATATGGTTATATTTCCAATTCTGTGGGCACTCGTACAAACAATCCAACATCAACAGTTAGTTCAGTGGAATCCTTTAACACTTCAAGGTGCTGGTTTATTCCACGTTGCCATGGGTGCTGTTTTAGGTATCGCTGCCTTTGGTCGTACACAAGAGAAAATCGCAGGGAGCGCAACAAATGCACCAGCTACTACCCCACCAGCAGCAACATCCTTCCCACCTGCTATGCCAGCAGCACCTAGCGTACCTACGCCAGCAGCACAACCCATGGCTAGCACAAGTGGCTTTGGAAGCCCATCTCCAGCAGGTTTCGGTGCAGGATTCCCAGGCGATCCTCCAACAAGGAACACTCGTAACGACTGATAAATATGAAAATCGATGATACATTATCTGAGGTATTTAATACAATACCTCAACAAAAAGAACTTGAAGTGATTGACAATACTACTGGTGAAGTTGTGAAAACAACTGATGGTAAAATTGAAACTGACTATGAGACAACTAGAGCAAATCTGCGTGAACTATTAATAACAGGGCAGAATGCTTTATATCATGCGTTAGAAGTTGCTAAACAATCTGAACACCCACGTGCCTTTGAAGTTGTGGGTAATCTTATGAAGCAACTTGCTGATGTAAACCAACAACTATTGGATATACATCAACAGAAACAAAAATTAGACGCTCCGAAAAAAGGTGCTGCTGATAAGGTGACCAACAATGCTATCTTTGTAGGTAGCACTGCTGAATTGAGTAAAATGATTAAGAAAATGCAAGGAGAATAAATTATGGCTTTGCCAATGATGAGTACACCAACCTATAACTTGGTGATACCTTCTACTAAAAAGAGTGTTAAGTATCGCCCATTTTTAGTGAAAGAAGAAAAATCGATATTGATTGCGCAACAGAGTGAAGATATCGTTGTTATGGTTGATACACTTAAAGATGTTATCAAATCGTGTATCTTAGATAACATAGATCCTGATAGTCTTTCTACTTTTGATCTTGAGTATATTTTTACTCAAATTCGAGCAAAATCTGTCGGAGAGATTATCGAATTATTCTTTCCATGTGATGTTGATCATGGAGATGATAATGAGAAAGCAAAAGTAAAGATCTCTATTGATCTTACTAAAATTGAAGTAGAGTTTCCAGAGGATCATACTAATAAGATTGATTTATTTGGTGAAGTTGGTATTATGATGAAATATCCAACTATTGAATTAATGACTCAGTTAGAGAAAACTGATCAGGACGACTTAGATAACATATTTGATATTGTCGCCAGCTGCATTGATTTAATTTATGAAGGCGATAAGATTTATTATGCTAAGGAAACAAAAAAAGAAGAATTGTTAGAATTTTTATATAACCTTAATTCTGAACAGTTTATTAAAGTACAAAATTTCTTTGCGACGTTACCAAGGATTAAGAAGGAAGTTGAATATAACTGCCCAGTCTGTGGTTTACATCATAAGAAAGTTTTGGAGGGAATGCAAAGTTTTTTTTAATGAATCTCTGTCATGAAAACTTGGCGAACTATTATAAACTAAATTTCGCTCTGATGCAGTACCACAAATACTCCTTGGCAGAGATTGAAAATATGATTCCGTTTGAGCGAGAAGTGTACGTTGCTATGTTAATTCAGTATTTAGAAGAAGAAAAACAACGAATAGAAGCAAACAAGAGATAACCAAATGGCAAAAAGAAATAATAGATCACGTCCACCAGTAGTTAATGTAACCAGTTCTACAACAGTAGAAGTGAATGGGGGAATTTCATCATCTGAGTTTAAACAACTACTTGATCTACAAGCTGCTGCTGTTGGTGAACTTACTTCTGTCAGAACTTTACTAGAGCTGTCTAAGCAAGTAAAGACTGAAACTTCTGCCGCAGCTGCTCCTGATGAGGGCAGAATTCAAATGAAAATGTTTGAGATTGCCAAAGAACATTTAAAAATTAGCAGAAGAACTTTAAAGACTCAAGAAGACTTCCAAAAAGAATGGGATGCTGAGGCAAAGAATATTGCTGAGATGGCCAAAGGTATGCGAGTATTCAAAACTCTTGGTGAAAAGAATCAAGATAGAAAAGAAGCATTTAAAGAAAAATTTGGTTTTGCTAATGGTGGTTTGAAAAAAACAGTTCTTGGTTCTATGAATGTTGGTGGTATTTTTGATAAAACATTAGCAAGAGATGAATTTGTTAAGAAACAACAAGCACTTGGTAGCAAATCATCTGTTAAGGAACTAAAAGCTGATTTTGCTGGTGCTCAAAAAGCCACTGGTGCTATCCAGAAGAATGAAAGTAAAATACAAGCTCTCAAAGATTTAACTGGGGCTGATGAAGAAACATTGAAGGTTCACCACCCACATCTCTTTGATGAACGTCAAAAACAAACTGAACAATTAAGTAAGTTCGATCGTGGCGCAAGAAAGTTTGATCCAGATAGAAAGAATGCAAAACTTGCTGGACTGGTTCCAATGCCTTCTGTTCCTGAACTTGGTAAAACACCAACAGCTACTGCTGCTGAAGCAGTACAGGGTGCTGAAGTTGCAGAAGAAGGAAAGCGCACAGAAGACGATCAATTAAAATATCTAAAAATTATTGCTGATAATACTGGTGGCACTAAGAAAAAAGATGAGGGAAAGAAACCAGAAGGCGCAAAAGAAGGTGGTGGTTTATTAGATACTATTATGAGTTTCTTAGGCGATGGTTTAATGCAAGCATTTAAAGCACTATTCAATCCAAAGAATCTTCTTAAAGCATTAGGTAGAGTTTTCGCTATTAGTATGATTGTTGGTGCTTTGTTTGAAGGTGTTATGGATGGTTTTGATGAATTTATGAAAACAGGTGATATTGGTAAAGCACTTATCGCTGGTCTTGCTGGTATTATAGATTTCTTAACATTCGGATTATTTGATAAAGAAAAAATTAAAGAAGTTATCGGCGACTTTAGTAAATGGATTGGTGATCATTTAATTAAACCATTTACAGATTTTATTGGAAGTATGAAAGATTCTTTCATGTCACTAATTGAAAATATTGGTTTACCTGAGATTAAATTCAAGATTCCAATTGTAGGTAAAGAAGTTTCAATCGGTCCATTCTACCCATTTAAGTCTGATGCTAAAACAAAAACAGCACCAGAAGCAGCTACACCTACAACTGCTAATCAAGTTGAACAAAAATCAGCTGAAAATGCTGGCGCAGCAATAACACCTGCAGGTGGTAATAAAACTAATATGGTCAATGCTCCTGT